TATAATATTGGTAAGAAACGTTTAGATTAATACTCGCTAGCCGCGGGTAGCTTCCTGGATAAGAAGTTAAACTGTCCTCTTACGCCGTATGGGTAAGGTTAATTTAACTCGCTTAAAAGGAGAAACTATGTTGTATTTCGCCAACATGGCTATTGACGCCATTCAATCAGGTAAGACAACTTGGCTTAACATGTTTGTTAAGGAAGAGCAAGTTCGTCAACCTCTTCAAAAGTTTGTAGACGCGCAAACCACTTTCACTAAACAAATTGCAGCAACACTGCATGATGTGACTGGTGCAGCAACTAAAACTGTTGTAGACAAACTATTTGCTAAGGAGGTAAAATAATGACCTGGTTACTACCTACACTACCTAAAGACTTTGACAAGTTCTTTGTCGGTTTTGACGATCAGTTTAATCGTCTTGCTAAACTTCATGACGATGTTACAAAAAACATTCCTAACTACCCACCTTACAACATTAAGAAAACCGGTGACAACACCTACGTGATTGAAATGGCTGTAGCTGGGTTTGCTAAACAAGATATCGAAATTGAGTTTGCTGATGATAAGTTATTAGTCAAAGGTACAACTAAAGAGGACAATAGTGATTATCTTTTTAAAGGTATTGCTGGTCGTAACTTCACACGCACTTTTGCTCTTAATGATCAAATAGAGATTAAAGGTGCTGAGATGTTTAATGGCATGCTTCAAATCGCTTTGGAAAAAATTATTCCTGAGCATAAGAAGCCTAAGAAGATTGAAGTCAAAGATGCTGATGATCTAACTGTTAGTACTAAGACTGAAAAGCAACTTCTTACTGAAGACAAGTAAAGTATGAAAGCCCCTTTTTGTACTTTAGGGGTTATTTGCTTCGGGGACTGGCTTGTAAAGGCCAGTTCCTTTGACGATCAGATATTGATATTTTTTTATAATGAAGCTACAATGGAACATCATACTAAAATGTTTTATTGTGAAAACAAAGCTTTTAATTACGTTGAAGGATTACTAAATGATTCAAATTTTAAAATTAATTACCGGTGAAGAGATTATTGGAGATGTCTCTATCTCTAACGGTGAAGCTAAGGTAAGTAAACCTTGCCTTCTACAACTAGTACCTTCCCGCACTAATCCCGAACAAACAATGATGGGTCTGTTTCCATACGCAATGTATACGGAAGATCATTCTATTGTACTAAACCAAGAACATGTAATCTGGATGGAAAAGCCAGTTAAAGATCTATACAATCAATATAACAGCGCTTTCGGTTCAGGTATTCAACTAGCAAATCTATAATGGCAAGCGAAGCAGGTAAAGGTTCTAAATCAAGACCATATTCAGTAAATCAAGACACATTTAACAGTAATTGGAATTTAATTTTCGGTGATAAGATGAAGATGCAATCAGTTAAGTTAATTAACCATCTTAATAAAGAAGCGTGGATGTGTGACGATTTTAACAACGTAAAACTTGTTGAAGGTGTGGAGTACGTTACTGTTTATAAACCAGAGACACCTAATAGAACCCACCTAATGCGTAAAGAAGCGTTACGTAAATTAACAAATTGATAACAGTTGATAATTCTAATGTTTCCCTATATAATGTAATCATATTAATAGAGAGGTGTGTTATGAAAAAGTTAATTGTTACTACTTTGTTAACGTTTATGTCGGCAAACGCCTTTGCTGGTGACTGGGTGTTACCTGCTTTAGGTGGCTTTATTGCAGGTTCTATTTTGAATCGACCTGCAGCTCCCGGGTATGGTGGATTACCTCAAGTGTATGGTCCTGGTGGTTATGCAACTCTTCCTCCTAGGACGATCTATCATACACCTCCGGTAAACTTTTTTCAACAAACTTATAACTGTTTAGTGCCTGTACGTGATCCTTTAACTGGTTATGTACGTAACGAAGTAATGACCTGCGTGCAGTAATCTAAATTTAATATTATGCCTTTTGTGATCACTAAAGCTGCAGCTGCTGTAGTTGCGGCTACATCTTTGTCACCACCTGTACCCGTTACTCCGGTACCTACAGTAGCTTATGAACAGGTATGTTACTACATTCCCGTAGCATACGGGTATTATGATTTAAGATGTGAACTTATTCCTGTACGACGATGAAAAAACTTTTACTATGTGCGTTAGTATGTACTAGTTCTCATGCTTTAGAAGTTTCATACGGTATGGGTGAGCATACTTTTTCTAATGATAAAGAAAAAAGACAAGCTTGTGTTATTGCAGAGAACAAAGCAATAGAAAATTCTATTTTTAATTACGGTAAGAGACAATTTGATTCTGTACAAGAAAACTTTTGCGTAGATACTAAAGAGCACACGTATTGTAACTATGTTAAAGATATTATTTTTTATTCTTCTGGTAAAGTTAACTCGGTAGTAGATACGATAAAAAGATCGGATAAAGATACTTGTTACGTTGAAGTTAAAACAGAAATCGAACCTCATAGACAGCTTCATGCTTATGTCAAATCTAAAAGATCTTACTTAGTAGGGGATAAGTTAACAGCAGAGATAAAGGTAGGCGAGCCTCTTTACCTTTACATTTTTAACTTACATAAAAAAGGGGTTGATCTAATCTTCCCTAATGAATATAATAATGAGGCATTAGTTGATGATAGGTTTGAATTACCTAATGCTAATATAGTAGCTTCATTAGATAAGAAGGATAGCTTATCCAATGAAACTTTGTTATTTTTATTTACTAAACGTAGACAAGATATTGATTATCGCGATGTAAATAAAAATAATTTTAAGGAGCTAGTTAATTCTATCCCGGTTCAAGAAAGAAAGCTTGTGCAGCACAACTTTATCATTAAACGGAGTGAAAGATGAAACGTATGTTTACCTGGCTTATGGCCTGTTCATTGGGTCTAGTTACCTGGGGATGCTCTTCATTACCAAGTTTTGGTAATAAGGACAATAAGATGGTAGAAATTACTGCTTCTAAACCTAATGAAGTACCTGAATGGTTCTTAGCTAAAGAAACAGATAATAGTACCGAGCTTACAGTAACAGCTACTGATGTATCTAAAGATATGCAGTTTGCTATAGATAAAGCTACGTTAAATGCTAAAGTTGAGATGGCTAATAAGCTCGGTGTAAAGGTAGATTCTATCTCACGGGAATCAGCGCTTGAATCCGGTTATGGTGTTAAGGATGTAGAGAGGGAAATCGACCGAGTATCTAAAACTACAACCAGTCAGAAGGTAGGTTTCTACCGTAGAGAGAATCTTAAAGTTATTCGTGAAGGTAATCACTACCGGGCGTACGTAATGCTCAAACTTTCACTGGAAGAAGGTCGCCGTTTAACATATAATAATGAATCTAACCGTAAGTCTCGTGAAGAACGATTGAAAGAGCTAGATAAGGAATGAATACCTTTATAGCCGAAATAAAAGACGCTGAGGATGGTTCAGGAGATGGAATCTTAGAATTCCCTCCTGAATTTTGTAAGGAACAAGACTGGCGTGAAGGTGATACCATAGGTATGGTAGTAGAAGGTGAGTCCCTAATTATTCGTAACCTATCGAAAGAAGAACGTGAAGGTATATCTAAACAAACCTCGAAGCCATTGGATTAGTCCGTATACTATACTAGAGAGAGTTTTCTTTTGGCGTGAAATCGATTACGATGAGCCTATAATTGTAAAACTGTCTGATTTTCTACAACCGTTCTCGCGTGGTCTTCAATGGTTCTTAGATAAAGTAAATCCTAAAATTGATTATGTAAAGATCGATTACTGGGATACTTGGTCGATGGATCATACTCTATCACCAATTATCCACCCTATGTTGATCCAGTTAAAAAATACTAAGCATGGATCACCATATGTTGAGGATAAAGATGTACCCGAAGAATTAAGATCTACTTCTGCACCTCCTAAAGAGAATGAATATGATACTGACGACAATCATCACTTACGGTGGGATTGGGTCATGGATGAAATGATCTGGACGTTCCAGCAGCTTAGTAACTGGGATCATGACTCTAAGTTTTTTGATCATTCGAATAGTGATGGTACGTTAGAGAGTATTAAGTTTGATGAAGAAGGGTTTAATAAACATAACGAACGAATTCAAAACGGATTGCGTTTATTCGGTAGATACTACAGGGGGCTTTGGGACTAATGAATAGAATCGAAATTACTACTTACCTAACTGAGGTAATGGATAGCGGGGAAAAGTATATCGTTAGAGAATTTAAAGATGACGGTACAGTTACAAGAACCCGTGTTGTACAGACCCTTGAAGCAGCAGAGAATGTGAAACTTGAATGGCAAAAGCAATCGTAATTACACCTACTACAGGTACCGTTGATCTTATTGATGCTATTAACTCTGTAAGAGAACAGACTATAGATGTTGATCATCTAGTAGTATGT